CCATCCACCAACTGGAACGGCTCGGCTCCCGAGAGCAACTGAACGCCGCGGCAGTTGACCACCCATACGTTCTTACCGGCGGTTGTTCGGTTGTGGATAATCGCCGTCTCGAAATTCCCGTAGAACTCGCAGTCCTCCACCAGGATGTTCTCGGAGTCGATGAAGAACAGGAACCCGGTGTCCACAGCCCCATCGCTCCCCGCAGGGTCGGTAGGCTGGAGGGCTGTGCAGCGCCGGATCGTGAGGTCGTCGAACGTGGTCGCCAGGTTGATGAACCCGAGGGCTTCTTTGGCCGACGAAGTCACGAAGTCGCAGTCCTCGATCAACACATTCCCGACGTTGATGTCGAGGAAGTTGACCAGGTCGTTTATGTCGCAGACCATGCGGAAGTTGCTTATCACCGTGTTGGCCGCGCTGATAAGGATGTCGGCCGTGGTATCGGTCCCGAAGGTCAGTGTCGGCTTGGCGGTACCGAAGCCCAGCCCTCGGATGCTGATGCCCGCAACGTCGCAGGTCCAGCGGGCGGAGTTCGTCAGCGTCTCCGTGTAGCCGGGCATGACGAAGATAGTGTCGCCCTGGTTAGCCGTACACTGGCCAATCGCGAAGTCCACCGTGGCAAAGGGATCGTCGGGTGTAAGGCCGTGGCCCGCCGTATCCGTCCCGCCGGTCATTACGAAGAAGACGTTGCCGGTGAAGACGTGGGTATCCACCAGAGTCGCCGTCAGCGCCCCGCGCTGCTTGGTGTAGAACAGGCCGCTACGCTGGCCTACGAGGGTGGGAAGTGCCATCTACGTATCTCCTTTGCTTTTCGGGGTTGGTTACCCTTGTTGCTACTTGCTCACAGGTGGACGCTTTACGCGCTTGTCCCGAGGTGGCCCCTTTATCACTCTGCTACCGCTACCGGCTCTCTCTCGGCGACTCCCCTCATCCGGTTGCCGAACGTAGTCACCGCGGCGTCGTCGCCCTTCTCGGCGGCGAGGTCCGAAAACGCCCTTGCATCGCCCTCGTCCTTCAAGGGGCATCCGCAGCGGGTGCAGTTGTCCGGCAGCCCGATAGGCTTGTTCTTCTCGTCCCGTATCTGGTGGGCCATCGAACAGTGAGGGCAGTCCGCCACGGTCACCGTGTCCCCGCTGATGTTGGGCATATTCTCTTTAAGTTCCATTGCTTTCCCCTCCCTAGAATGGTTAGGACGCTGTCGCAGAGCTTGCAGTACAGGGATTGCGGAGTCCCGTCGTGGTGGGGGCTCCACCTAGCCTCGCACCGCCCACAGTGCAATACGCCCTCCTCGTCGAAACTGGCCGGGGTGAGGCGCCCACTAAGGGGCAGGTCCCCCCGGTATCGTGCCTTCCGTAGCTCCATCCACCACCCGATTTCCTCGGGCCACTCGCCGGTAGCCTCCCGCCATACGAGGGCCTTCGCCTTGACCCGGCAAAGCTCCTCGGGTGTCAGGAACTCGAAGCTGGGGTGCCAGAACGGGACCTCCAGGATGTCCTCGCGGAGGGCAAGCTCGTGGAACTTGTCCCACCACTCCTGCGGGATCATGCCCGGAGGCACCTCCCGCTTGTTCGCCCGGATTTGCGGCTCTAGCACCCAGCCCATTTTTGCTTTTACCCCTATGTCGGCTGGACGTAGACCTTCGAGCCGGTCGTTGCCGCGCCCTGAAGCTCCTTCTGCGGGTAAGCCGACCCGTACACCACCTGGCTCGCCATCACGTCGTCGACGCCGGTGTTGCCATCCTCGCCCACGGTGGAGCGGACGGTCACGTCGGCGCCCTCTACGTCTAGCTGCTCGGCTCGCGCCTCCATGATTACGAAGTCGCCGTCCGCGTCGACCGGATTGTCGGTGTCATAGTTGCCACCCGACGCGTCGGTCGTAAGCTCGCCCGAGCCTGTACCGGACGTGTCCTGCGCCGCTTCCAGGCGGCACTGGTCCAGATCGTCTGAGCTATCCCAGGTACCTAGCTCGACGTAGGTGCAAACACGGACGGCGCTTTTTAGGGTTCGCCATGCCGTGCTCGCCGTGGTGCCCCCGACATCGGTGCCGCTCGGGCTCACGATGTCGAAGACCGCATGCTCCGAAAGCCTATTGCTCATGTCGTCTCTCCTATTGCTCAGGTCCCAGCTAATCGCTGGTCCTCACTAGGCTCGGGTTGCTACCGACAGGAACGGGGTCAGGGTATTAGAACCGTTCCGAGGCGTCAGAGCCGAGTCGATCCACGGGCGCCCATCCACACGCTGGATGAAGCGGAAGTCGGTCTCGTCTGTGCTGAAGCGGACGTGCTCGCTGGAAGCCATCTCCAACTGCATCCGGTCACCGATCAGGTAGTAAGACGGGTCGACCAGGTACACGTCACCCGCAGTCCCCAGAGTCTCGGCCTTCTCGGTGTAGACCACCGGTCGCCCCAGAAGCATCGGGGTAGGCGCGCCAGTGATCCCGCCAGCCGGGAAGTACATCGGGGCGCCGCCAGTGCCAACCGACAGGCTCATCGTGTAAAGCTGCGGTTGTACGTCCGGGTTCACGAGCCAGATGCTCCGCATAATCGAAGAAGGAAGCATCCGGGCGAACATCTTGATGATGTTCTCCACGACGAGCGTAGTTGCCGCCTGGCCCGTCTCTTTGCCCACGGACACCAGCGCGTCAGCATTCTTGATGCCGAGGGGCTGCCCGCCGCCGATCCCGGCGATAAAGGCGTCGTCCTCAAAGTACGCCAGCGCCTCCGCGAACAGCGTGTTAAGCAGGGGCTCCAGGGTGATCGCGCTATCCCGCAGAAGTTCGTTGCTGATCCGGGTCCCGCCGACCAGCTTCTTAGCCGTCAGGACCGCCTGGGCAAACGTCGGCTCGCTCTGGGTAATGGTACCCGACTCAGGTATCCAGTAGGCCGTCACGCCGCCGTAGACGTTGCTGGCGTGGGTGGTGTCCCGGATGGTAGGGATACGAGTCGTCAGAGTAGCCATTGGGAGTACCCTGGCGCGGGGCCGTATGGCCGCCGCCTCAAGGGACATCCGCAGTAGCTCGGCGCGGAACTCCTCGGGTACGAGGAACCCGCCCTGGTCGCCCTGGCTCTCGCCGAGTACCTTCACCCTGGCGTCTAGCCCCTGCCTCGTAATGTGAGGGGAGATCGCCCTTGCGAAGTCGATGAAGTCCTCGAACTCGCCCGCGTCCATGCCCGCCCCAGTACCGTTAGCGGCGATCTGGCGGGCCTCTTTGCGTGTCAGCTCAAGGTGCTTATAGATGGCCATACGGTCGGATCGCGTAAGGCCCTGCTTGCCCGCGGCGCTCGGGTCCATAGGCACCCGCTTGACGGCCTCGGGCATGATGGTCTCGTTCGCGTCGTAGAACTCTTTGAGGCCATTCGCCACGCCCTCGGCGATCTGCTTATCGATATCGGGGTCGTGTTTGCGGTGGAGGGCGGCGTATTCCTCCATAAAGGATCGAAACTTCGCCTGGTCCTCCGGGTCCGTGCTCATAGCCCACTTAGCGACATGACCGCCGCTTAGCGCCTCCTCAAGCTCCTCAGAGGTCCGAGGTATTGCCTTAGTGACCATTTGATATTCCTCCTAATGGACGCCGTTAAGGGCTTCGCGTATTACGTCGGCTGCATCCGGCGCCATCGGGTGCCCTTCCACCCCTAAGCGCCGGTCGAGGGCTTCGTCAAGGCGTTGCATAACTGCAATGTGGAACACATCGGCGAACGCCCGCAGCATGTCCTCGGTGACGCCGATGTCGATTTCAGGGACCTCCCGGAAGGCCGTCAGTTCGGCCTGTAGGCGCTCCAAGCCGCGTTGAAGCTGTGCCTCGGTGAGCGCCAGGTCGCCAGACGAGGTAGCGCCTTCAAGTAGAGCATCGTGCTCCAGGGTCTCCACGTACTCGCGGAGGCCGGGGTGGACACCGGCGAAGCCCTTGGCTAACTGTAGCGCCTCAGGGTTCGACGGGATGGTCACCTGGGAGATTTCGAGGAGTTCCTGGCCCTTGAACTCGTAGTTGGGCCACCAGTCGGAGGAGTCCTCCAGCTTGACGGCCTTCTCCATGTCGGGAACGAACCCGACGGAGTAGGCGGCCTTCCCACGCTTTGCAAGCTCCCAGCCCCAATCAGCCTCCTGGTTCCCAGCGTCCTTGTAGTAGGTAGCGACGCCCTTCAGTTCCTTGGCCTGCCTGTCGACGGACACCGAAAGCTCCCCGATCTGGTTCGTGAGGCCCCGATAGTTGTGCGAGGAGAGGAGGACATTATGGGTGCGGAAGGTCTTGAGGTCCCAGAAGCTCTGACGGATGATGTCGCCGTCGCGGTCCTTCGCCTCGGTGGAGAAGACCGCGGAGACGGTGCCCTTGTCCTCGTCGAGGACCTTCGTGGTGGCGGTGACGAACTTGACGCGCCGGTGCTGGGGATCAGGGATAGGCAGAAGGAACCTGCTCAGGTCCATAGTCCCCTGGGCAGGCCCGGTATCGTCTATATCGACTCGAGGATCGACGCCAGGGATGCCTTCGCCGCCGCTCTTAGCCATGTCGCCTCCTGTTGGGCAACAAAAAAGCGCCCAACCTGTACGTTCCGGTCAACGTACGAGTCGGGCGCTCAAGCGCCGGGAGGGAGGGTGATATGCCCCTGCCTACCTAGCGGGCCACACGGTCGGGAGCATCGGGCGTCTAGCGCACTGGCCCCCGAAAGGGTTCTATATATTGGTTACGCTAATAGGATAACCACAACACTTAGGGGGTTGTCAAGCCTACTCTATGACGTATCTCTCCGCTTTGCACCGGCGGCACCAGTGCTTCGAGCCCTTCGGTACATCCTTGGCCAGCAGAGCGTTGCAGTCGGAGCATCGGAACTCGGGTACGACTCGCGCGATAGGCTTGCCGCAGCCTAGACAATGGGTGAGGCCATTCCGGGCCGCAATCCGGTTTAGGTAGCCACACGGGCATTCCATAATCTGGATGGTTCCGCGCGACTCCTCGACCGCCTGCGCTGCCTCGTCTCCGATCCCCTCCAGCGGGTCGATGTCCGAGACCGGCGCCGTCCGATAGGTGTTCGCGCAGCGACAGTTGGGATGCTGCGGGATGGTGGAGCGCCCGGAGGGGAATGGGTCTCCTACCTTTATCCACCCCGCAGCCTCGTTGGCCCGGCACTCCACGGAGACTAGTTCATCTC